CATTGGATTTAACTGTTCAAAATAAAAAAGAAATGTATGTAATGTATGATGATTTTGGAAAAATAGCTTTAAAAAATATAATATCAATGGTTTTAGATTGTCTTATAGATGAAGAAACCGCTGAAAATTATAGTTATAAATCAAGTATTGATGAAAATACTTATAACAAAATAAAGTTGGTTCGTGAAAATGAAGAAACAGGGAAAAGAGATGTTTTCATTGCACAAAGTTCAGCAAACATGAATCAATGGGGTGTTCTACAATATTTTGATACATTACAAGATGGTGAAAATGGACAATCAAAAGTTAATGCATTACTTGAACTTTATAACAAGAAAACAAGAAATCTTTCAATTAAAAACATGTTTGGGGATGTAAGAGTAAGGGCAGGATGTTTGATACCAGTAAAATTAAATTTGGGTGATGTTAATTTATTAAAATTAATGCTAGTTGAAAAATGTACACATACATTCAAAGAAAGTGAACATTTTATGGATATAACACTTAAAGGGGGTGAATTTGTTGCTTGATACAAATGATTTATTAAATACAATGAAGAAATCTGCAATGGAAGCAAATGAAGCAGCTAAACCAGTTGGAATATTATTTGGTAAAGTGACAAGTGCTTCACCATTAAAAATAAATGTGGAACAGAAAATGACATTAAGTGATGCACAATTAATTCTTACTAGAAATGTGACAGATTACACAGTGAATATGACAGTAGACCATACAACAGAAAGGGCAACTTTAAATGCAAATCATTCACATGGTGCTACTGCACAAGTAAGTGTCAATTCTACAATTTCACCAAATGATAATAATGCAAAAATAACTAATAATGTTGATGCTAGTGTTGAAGTTGAAAATACTAACATCAATTTAAACCATTCACATTCATATAAAGGAACAAAATCATTCACTGTACATAATAGCTTGGTTCAAGGTGATGAAGTTATTCTTTTAAGAATGCAAGGTGGTCAAAAATATATTGTATTGGATAGGATAAAATCATGATTCCAAGTACAAATGATTTGTTAAATACAAATCTTGAAGTAGTAACAGAACCAAGCAAAAATTACAAAATGCATTTTACAAATAAATTCATAAATGGTAATTGGGATGAATTAGAAGCAATGCAACAAGTTATATATAAAATATTAAATACTGAAAGGTATCAATATATTATTTATTCTTGGAATTATGGAATTGAAACATTAGATTTATTTGGTGAACCAATTTCATATGTTTGCCCTGAAATTGAAAGAAGAATTACAGAAGCATTGATTCAAGATGATAGGATTGAATCAGTTGATTCTTTTGAATTTGATTATTCAAAGAAGGGAAAAGTGCATGTAAAATTCAAAGTTCATACCATTTATGGTGATACTGAACAAGAAAAGGTGGTGAATTATTAATGGCTTATGAAGATGTAACATATGAAGTGATATTGCAAAGAATGTTGGATAAAGTGCCAAACAATATGGATAAAAGGGAAGGTTCAATCATTTATGATGCACTTGCACCTGCTGCGGTTGAATTACAATTGATGTATATTGAATTAGATACAATATTAAGAGAAACTTTCGCAGATACTGCATCAAGGGATAATTTGGTTAAAAGAGCTGCTGAAAGGGGAATTATACCTGATGAAGCAACTTATGCAATATTAAAAGGTATATTCACACCAACATCATTAGAAATTCCAATTGGTTCAAGATTTAATTGTAATGAATTAAACTATGAAGTAATAGAAAAAATTGCAGATGGTGAATATCAATTAAAATGTGAAACAGTTGGTGTTGATGGAAATGCTAATTTTGGTGATTTAATTCCAATTGAATATATTCAAGGATTAGAAACAGCACAATTAACTGATTTACTTATTCCAGGTGAAGATGAAGAAGATGTTGAATCATTAAGAAATAGATATTTCAATTCATTTGATACAACAGCATTTGGTGGAAACCAAAAGGATTATATTGAAAAAACAAATTCAATAGTTGGTGTAGGTTCAACAAAAGTAACACCAGTTTGGAATGGTGGTGGAACTGTTTTATTAACAATATTAAATTCAGAATATAACAAAGCTAGTGATACTTTAATAAAAACAGTACAAGAAACAATTGACCCAACACAAGATGGAAGTGGAATTGGTATTGCACCAATAGGTCATATTGTAACAGTAAATACTGCATCAGAAGTAACAGTAAATGTAAAAGCAACATTCACATTTGATGAAGGTTATACATTTAATTCTTTAAAAACACAAATTGAAGAAGTTATTGCAAATTATTTACTTGAAATAAGAAAAAGTTGGGCAGACCAAATAAATTCAGTTGTTAGAATTAGTCAAATAGAAACTAGAATTCTACAAATTGATGGAATTCTTGATATTGCAAATACATCAATAAATAATTCAACATCTAATTTAACATTAACTAAATATGAAATTCCAATGATGGGTGGTGTTAGTACATGATAAGAGATGTGAAACTAATTGATTATTTACCATCATTTATTCAAGAATATAGGGAAATTCAAAAAATAATGGAAATTGAAAATCCTGAAATTCAAGAAGCGGAAAATGAAACAGAAATCATAATGAATAATCAATTCATTCAAACTTGTAATCTTAAAGGTATTGCAAAATTTGAAAGTCTTATGGGTATAACACCACTTGAAAGTGATACCCTAGAATCAAGAATTTCTAGGGTATTGATGAGATGGAACGAAACATCTTGTTATACATTTAAAGTTTTGATTATGAAGTTGAATGCTTTGTGTGGAATAGATAATTATGAAATTATCAGAAATATAAATGAATACACAATGAAAATAATAACACATCTTGAACTTTCAGGACAAACTGATGAATTAGATTATTTATTAAGTTATATGATACCTGCAAACATTGTAATAACATCAGAAAACAAAATGAATATAAATTTGGATAGCACATCAAAAATTGCATCCAATGTTACTTTTAGTAATGTCATTGAAATTACAGATAGTTTCAATGAAACATTTGAAATAAAAGGTGATTCAAAAATTGCAAATGGAACAACAAACACTGCAATAATTGAAATCACAGATAATTTCAAAGAAACCTTCAATATTGAAGGAAATTCAAAAATCGGTTCAAATGTTAATTTGACTGAAATTATATAGTAAAGGAGAATAAGAAAATGGCGGAATTTAACAAATTAACAATTACAAACAAAGGTCAAGCATTGATGTCAAAAATAATTGCTGGTAGTGGAAATATTGAGTTCACAAAAGTATCTGCTTCAAGTAATATTTACACAGAATCACAAATATTGGCATTAACAAGTTTGGCAAATGTTAAACAAACAGTTGCTATTTCAAAAATAACAAGAATCAATAATGTTTCTGTTCAAATTGAAGCAGCAATGGAAAATTCAAAATTAACAAGTGGATATAATATGAATTCAATTGGTTTATATGCAAAAGACCCTGATGATGGTGAAATACTTTATGCAGTAGCAAGTGTTTCAACTTCTGATAAAGGTGCATATATGCCACCATTTAATGGTTTAACTGCATCAGGTGCATACTTCAAATTAACAACAACAGTTTCAAATTCAGATAATGTTTCATTAGAAGTTGACCAAGCAGCAGTTGCAACAATTGGTGATGTTACAGATTTACAAAATCAAATATCAGATTTACAAGCATTTATTGGATATACAGATAATGATATTTATGGTGTTGAAGTGGATTTTGTAAATAAAAAATTCACAAGACTTGCAAATGCAGTTGGAAAAATAGCTGGTGAAAATTTTGATGCAGTAAATGCATTTGGTGGTAGAAAAAGATGTATTATGACAGATACAGGAATTGTTTTGGCATATCATGGTGATGCTGGATATACAGAAACAGGTGCTTTAACACAAGCAATAACATTAGGTGAAGGTGATAGTGCTGTAACATACAATGTTGGTGAAAAAGTCCAAGTAATGGTTGAACAACCTAAATTCTATTATAAAGTTGTTCCAATTGAATTAGAAAAAATAACACACGGTGAAGGAAAAGGATATCATACTAAAAAAATTAGATATTATATATCAGATGTTCCAAAAGCTGGTTTCAAATTACATCCACAATTTATTAGCAATGGTGTTGAAAGAAATGTTATATATAAATCAGCATTTGAAGGTTCATTGTATGATGCTTCTGCAAGTGCTTATATATTAGATGATGCACAAGTTGCTGATTTTGCATCAGACATGCTTTCAAGTATAGCAAATGCAAAACCAATGTCAGGATTAACACAAAACCTTACAAGGGCAAATGTAAGAAAACTTGCACAAAAAAGGGGAACAGGTTGGCAACAATCAACAATTCAATCACATTATGGTTCAATGTTATTGTTCTTAATAGAATATGCAAGTTTTAACACACAAAAATCAATTGGAATGGGAAATGTTTCAAAAACTGATGATGGTACAACAAATATGTCAGAAGTTACTGGTGCAACAACAAATTTAGGAAATGCAAGTGGTTCAGTAGCAAACACAAATGGAATAAATATGGTTTCATATAGGGGTGAAGAAAACTTATGGGGAAACATATGGATATTCCTTGATGGTATTAACATTGTTAATGGTGGTGTTGGTGAAGTATATATTGCAGATAATAGTTTTGCAGATGATTCTGTTGCAAGTCCATACAAAAATGCAGGAATCAGTATTGCACAAACAAGTGGATATATTTCAGCATTTGCATATAATGAAGAATTTGATTGGTTATTCATACCATCAAAAACAGCAGGAAACGATTCATTACCAGTTGGTGATAATTACTATCAAAATGTTAATGGTACAACAGCAAAAACAGTCGCTTTTGTCGGTGGTAGGTGGGATAGCGGTTCTAATGCTGGCGGTTTCTGTGTGCATGTGAGTAGTGCTTCTTCGCATCGTATTCGTAGTATCAGCGGTCGCCTGGTGTATGTACCTGATGCTGCTTAATTATAAAAAATAATAAATTATAGGCAAAGATAATCTGATTTATACGACAAAAAATAAATGAAAAAAGCATTTATTTTATCCACTTATGTCAGTGGTAAATGGAATAACAGTTCTAATACTGGCAGTTTCTATGTGAATGTGAATAATGCTTCTTCGAATCGTAATCGTAATATCAGCGGTCACCTAGTAAATGCATGTACAATGTGAAAATTATCTTTGCCTTGCCTCTTGGCAAAATATAAAAATAGAACATGAACTATATTAGTAAATTTGAGAAATCAAAAGTTGAAAGTTTAGTTTATAACTTGCATACAAAAAGGAAGTTTAAAAAGAATATGAAAAGATATGGGAATTTGTACAGTCAAATTTATGATATGGAAAATTTAAGACTTGCACATAAGAATGCACAAAAAGGTAAAGGGTGGTACAAAGAAGTAAAAATGGTTAATGCTAACCCTGATTATTACCTTAAAATACTACAAGAATCACTTATGAATAAAACATACAATACATCTGAATATGAAACATTTGTGAAAAATGATAGCGGAAAAGAAAGATTAATATATAAACTTCCATATTTTCCTGATAGAATTTGCCAATGGGCAATTCTTCAAGTTATTGAACCAATGCTTTTAAAAAATTTCATTCCTGATACTTTTTCAGCAATACTAGGAAAAGGAATTCATGCTGCATTACATAGGGTGGAAGATGCTATTCAAAATGATGTTGTTGGAACACAATATTGTTTGAAAATAGATGCAAAAAAGTTTTATCCATCAATAAATCATGATATTTTAAAACAAAAATATAGAAGATTATTTAAAGATAAAGACCTTTTGTGGTTGCTAGATGAAATTATTGATTCAACACCTGGTGACACTGGAATACCTATTGGAAATTATATTTCACAATATAGTGGAAATTTTTATTTTTCACAATTTGACCATTGGATAAAAGAAAATAAACATATAAAACATTATTTCAGATATATGGATGATATTGTGATATTTGGAAAATCCAAGGAAGAATTACATCAATTAAGAAAAGACATTGATGTATATTTCAGAACTAAAATGAAATTAAAAATAAAAGAAAATTGGCAAATATTCCCCACTTTTGTTAGGGGTGTAGATTTTGT